CCAATGGAAACATTAAAAGTAGCCCTGCGTGATGGTACTGGTGGTGAAAGCAACGGTTGGATGGCTGAAGATGCCTTTGGGTATTTAGATGCTAGTGCAGTTCCTAGACCAGAGGGTGAACCAACAAGTGATCCAAAACTGCGTAAAAATATCTTAATCTTAGATGACATCAATGATACAGGTGCTACACTAGATTGGATCATCCAAGATTGGCAAGGCAGCAACTTACCAAATGATCCGGCTTGGGCAGACATCTGGGGTAATAATGTTCGCTTTGCTGTGTTATTTGATAATCTATCTAGTAAATTTAGTCGTTGTGTTGACTATCATGCTGTGACTATAAACAAAGCAGAAGAACCTGTTTGGATTGTTTATCCGTGGGAAAGATAGTCTTGCAATTTTTCAAAAATAATAGTAAACTAATAGGATGGTTGGCTAATATCATCACTGTAGTTGGTGTTGTATTCACTAGTCTTGATGTGTATCCGCTCAACATTATTATACTATCAGTAGCCGGTGTATTTTGGATCATAACAGGCATACTATGGAAGAAACCAGAGTTATGGTCATTGAATGCCATAATATTATTAATATACCTATACGGATTATTTAGATGAAATTAAAAGTAAGTGAAATATTCTATTCAGCACAAGGCGAAGGACGTTTTGTGGGTGTTCCTAGTGTATTCTTGCGTACATTTGGCTGTAACTTTACCTGTGGTGGTTTTGGTATGCCTAGGGGTACTTGTTCAACAGAGCGTGACGAAGTTAAAGTAGAACTTTATAACAAGTATGAAGACTTACCGTTAGTTAATACAGGCTGTGACAGTTACGCAAGTTGGGATCCTAGATTTAAACATCTTAGTCCAACGCACGAAACAGCAGATGTTGTAGGTAAGATGTTAGCACTAGTGCCTAGCAACAGTTGGATCATGCCCAATGGCAACGACACGCATTTGGTTATCACAGGTGGCGAACCCTTACTAGGTTGGCAACGTGCTTACGGTGAATTACTAAGTCATAAAGACATGTACAACTTAAAGAATATTACTTTTGAAACCAATGGTACTCAAGAACTGCATGAAGACTTTGCCAAGTATTTGAAACTTTGGAATCGTGGTAGTAGAGAAATAACATTCAGTGTTAGTGCTAAACTAAGTGCAAGTGGTGAGAAGTGGGAAGATGCTGTCAAACCAGAGATCGTTAAATCATATGAAAGGATTGGTACAACTTATCTTAAATTTGTAGTTGAAAAACCCACAGATTTTGACGAAGTAGATCGTGCAGTATCAGAATACAGGAAGGCCAAGTTCAAAGGTGTTATATACATTATGCCAGTAGGCGGTGTAGTTAGTGTCTATGATGGTAATAAATTTAACGTAGCTGATGAAGCTATGAAACGTGGTTATTATTACAGCCCAAGATTACATGTTGATCTTTGGGGTAATAGTTGGGGGAAATAAATGAATATACAACCAAAAGATACAAGTAAAGGACATTTTTATGTTAGTCTTGTAAAAAGTGCAACACGTATTGCCGCAGGTATCGCGTTAATTTGGCCACAAAATATCATTCTTGCTGGTGTATTCTTAATTGCCGCAGAAGTGTTGGGCGTTGTTGAGGAATTAGTATAATGTTAAACAATATCAAAAAATTATTTAAAAAAGAAGAACCAAAAAAAGTCATAAAGAAAACACCAAAAGAACTTGCTACTATTGCAGGAGAACCCTATGTGGAAGTTTTAGGGATAGATGTTGACACAACAGATCCAGGACAAGGTGCTTTTGAATTAGATTGGAATGATATATTTGTAGCCAGATTGATCAAGGCTGGATATCAAGGTAAAACAGATCAAGATATAGTAGACAATTGGTTTAAAGCAGTGTGTCGTAATGTAGTGCTAGAAACATATGAACAAGATCAAGCTGATCCCTCTAATAGAAAATCTAATCGACGAGACCTAGGGGACGGTAGAACGGAAATAAGTTGATCCTGTATGTCAACGGTGATAGTCATTCTGCTGCCGCTGAAGCTGTCAATGGCTATTGTTTTGCAAATGATGATCCCACATATCGTATTCTAGGACGTACTCCCCATCCAGATAATCTATTTGTTAGTTATGGTAATATCCTAGCAAAAAATCTTTCAGCTGAATTACATTGTGATGCCGAAAGTGCCAGCAGTAATGATCGTATCATCCGCACTACTAAACATTATCTCAAAAATAATCGCCCAGATTTGATCGTAATTGGGTGGAGCACTTGGGAACGTGAAGAATGGTTGTACGAAGGACAATATTGGCAGATCAATGCAGGTGGAGTTGGTGACGATTGGCCAGATGCTATCAAGCAACAATACAAGCATTGGATTAAAACCATAGATCATCGACAAAAAGAACGCGAAACCCAGGAAAAAATTTGGGCACTACATCAAGAATTAGCAGATATTCCACATTTATTTTTTAATAGTTATCTAGCATTAAATTTCACCTCTCAGTATAATTGGGGGGATAATTATCTGTACCCATATGACGATAACTATACCTATTACCACTGGTTAAGTAATCAGGGATATCATACTGTAAATACAGATAATTATCATTATGGCCCAGATGCACATTTGGTTTGGGCAAACCATTTGACAAAAATCATAAATGAAAGTATAATAACTAAATGAGATATCTATTAGTAGACACAGCAAACACATTCTTCAGAGCAAGACATTCAGCACATCGCCAAAGTGATACTTGGGACAAGCTGGGTTTTGCTATCCATGTGACCTTGGCATCAGTTAATAAAAGCTGGCGTGATCAAAAGGCTGACCATGTAATCTTCTGTTTGGAAGGTAGGTCCTGGCGCAAGGACTTCTATGAACCCTATAAGAAAAATCGCAGTGTAGCACGTGCGGCACTTACTGAAAGTGAAGCGGAAGAAGATAAGTTATTTTGGGAAACTTTTGATGCTCTCAAAACTTTTATCAGTGAAAAAACAAATTGCACCGTTCTTCAAAATCCAAAACTTGAAGCAGATGATCTCATCGCTGGATTCATCAAAGCTCATCCCAACGATCATCATACTATTGTTAGCAGTGACACTGATTTCTATCAGTTGCTTGCTGATAATGTTAATCAATATAACGGAATAAGTGACGAGCTCCATACCTTAGAAGGTATCTTTGATAAAAAGGGTAAACCTGTCTTAGACAAGAAAACTAAAGAGCCTAAGAAGATTCCTGATCCTAAGTTTATCTTGTTTGAAAAATGTATGCGTGGTGACCCTACTGACAACGTATTTTCCGCATTTCCAGGCGTGCGCACCAAAGGTAGTAAGAACAAGGTAGGACTTGAAGAAGCCTATGCTGACCGTACTACCAAAGGTTATAATTGGAACAACCTAATGCTACAGCGTTGGGTTGACCATAACGGTGTTGAGCATAAAGTTTTAGATGATTATCAACGTAACGTCACTCTGGTAGATTTAAATGCCCAACCGGATGACATTAAAGTAGAGATAGCAGTGACCATAGCCAATGAACAATATCCAAAAAATGTTCCTATGGTTGGCGCACAGTTCTTAAAATTCTGTGGCAAATATGATCTGGTTAAATTAAGTGAGAACGCTAGCAACATGGCTGAATGGATGACAGCTAGCTATCCACAGAAAGATTTGGCATGATAGCAGATGGTAAGTTCCTAGCATTAGATTTAGAACTCAACCAACCCAGTGGCAAGATCATACAGGTTGGTGTGGCTATAGGTGATAAGAACACACGCTTTGAGGACTATGTTGTCCGTAAATGGTATATAGATCCACAAGAACCTATCAGCGAGTTTATCAATGATCTCACAGGCATAACTGACAGTGACATACGTGCAGAAGCATATAGTCATGAGCATGTTGCCCGTGAGCTTGGTGAACTAATAAAAGAACATAAGGTCTTTGTCAACCCAGTGACCTGGGGTGGTGGTGATAGTGTGGAATTATTGGCAGAATTCTGTAAAAACCATGCAGATTTTCCGCATTTTGGCCGTCGTTGGATCGATGTTAAGACCTGGTACACATACTTGATGCTGACCCGAGGTAAACAGCCTAGTGGCGGACTAAGTTCAGCTATGGGCTATTTCAAACTGCAT